CAGGTGGGATTGTTGGTTCTGTAATTCAAATTACAGCACTAGAATCTGCTCAGTATTTGGTACACAATACTTTGATCCTTGGATCAGGAACTATTGTTACTCCATTTAGCGATACGTAATAAATAATTAATTTGTGTGAGTCTTCGGACTCACACAAGTTTTAAGGAGAATTAAATATGAGATCAGATGTAAAAGCGATTCAGATAACAGCAACAGGTCAAGTGTTTGGTGGAAGAACAAGACTAAGAGGAATTATTCTTTCTAACACAACAACTACTACTGATACAGGATCAATAACTTTACAAGATATCAGCGGAACTCAATTTACTGCAGAGGTTCCTCCAGGAGATGTTTTTACTTTTAATATGCCTGAAGATGGAATTTTATTTAAATCTGGAATGACTTGTAGTGCTATCACTAGTGCTAAATCAACCGTGTTAATAGATAAGTAAGGAGACAAAATGGATTCAGATCAGAAGACATTAAACATGACAACAGTAGGAGCTAATACTTTGGCTAGAGCTGGTAGAGCTAGAATTACTTCAATTCAAGGATTGGGTATAGCAGCATCTACAATTATTTTTTATGATGCAGCAACCGTAGGTGCAGCAGGAGCTGGAAATTTAGTAGCTACTTATAAATATGGAACTGAAGGATTAGAAGTTTATATTCCAGGTTCAGGTATTAAGTTTGAAAATGGTATTGTTTATAATTTAGCAGGAGCAGGTGGAAGCATTACAGTAACTATAACAGGAGCTTAATGGCAACTTCAGGAACTACAGTCTTTGAAAAAAATTTTGCTATCGATGATATAATCACCGAAGCTTATGAAAGATTAGGACGTTTTGATTATTCAGGTAATGATATAAAATCTGCAAGACGTTCTTTAAATATTATGTTTCAAGAATGGGCAAACAGAGGTTTGCATTTTTGGGAAGTTGGAAATAATGATATCACATTAGTTAATGGTCAAGCTGTCTATACAATGTATAGATCAACGTCTGATGGAACTTCAGATGCAACAGCAGTTTATGGTGTTGATGATATATTAGAAGCTGTTTATAGAAACTCTTCTTCAACTGATTTTCCATTAACAAAAATAAATAGATCTGCATATCAAGGTCTTTCAAATAAAACAAATACAGGAACTCCTACACAATATTTTGTACAAAGATTTATTGATAAAGTAACTATTACTTTATACTTAACTCCAGGTGCCTCTGAAGCCGGAAACAAACTTAATTATTATTATGTAAAAAGAATTCAAGATGCAGGAGCTTATACTAATGAAGCTGATGTACCTTATAGATTTGTACCATGTATGTGTGCAGGTTTAGCTTATTATCTTTCTCAAAAAGTAAAACCAGAACTTACACAACAAATGAAATTATTATATGAAGATGAATTAAAAAGAGCATTAGAAGAAGATGGTTCTTCAGCAAGTACATTTATAACTCCAAAAACTTATTATCCAAATGTCTAATTTATCTAGAGGAAAATACGCACAATTTATATCTGATCGTTCTGGTCAAGCATTTCCATATACGGAAATGGTTATTGAATGGAATGGCGCACGTGTACATACATCAGAGTTTGAAGCAAAGCATCCACAACTAGAACCAAAACCAACTACTGCAGATGGACAAGGTTTAAGAAATGCAAGACCACAAACTTTTACACTTGCTTCTGGTGGCGGTGGTGGAATAGCTGTAGATTTAACTTTACCTGCACCATTTGCTTATAGAACTGAAACAAATAGTATGGTACCAGATAATGGAAGTGAAATTAATGTAAAAAGAGAAGCACAAATTAATTTAGGAACAGTAACGGTAACAACATAATGACATACGCAGAATTAGTACAACAAATTAAAGACTACACTGAAGTAGATGCAAATGTTTTAACAACAACAATTGTTAATGGACTTATTCAAAATGCAGAACTTAGAATTATGAGAGATGTAGACACTGATGCAAATAAAAGATATGCTCAAGCTCAAGTTATAGCTTCAACAAGATTTATTGATACACCTCAAAATGCCTTAGTAATTAGATCAGCTCAAATAGTAGATTCTGATGGTGTAGGTGCTTCTGAAAATAGAGAATTTTTACAATGGAGAGATTCAAGTTTTATGTCAGAATATAATCCTACTAATGCTACAGGAGTTCCAAAATACTATAGCTGGTGGGATGATGATACAATAGTATTGGCTCCAACTCCAAATGCTACTTATACAATTCAATTAAATTATATCTTGAAACCAGAGGGATTATCGAGTACAAATACACAAACATATATTAGCCAACAATTTCCCAATGGCTTATTATATGCATGCTTAGTAGAAGCATTTTCATTCTTAAAGGGGCCAAATGATCTCTTGCAATTATACGAAGGAAAGTATAAACAAGTATTAGAAGGCTTCTCTATAGAACAAATGGGAAGACGAAGACGTGATGAATATCAAAGTGGTACTCCTCGTGTCGGCGGTAAATAATAATAAGGAGATAAAACTATGGCTATAACACAAGCAATTGCAAATTCTTTCAAACAACAATTATTGGAAGGCGAGCATAATTTTGGTTCTGGTGATGACAAGTTTAAAATCGCTCTTTATACTTCTTCAGCTACTCTAAACTCAGCAACAACATCTTTGTTGACTAGTTCACCTACAAACGAAGTAGGAAACACTGGTCAGTACACAGCAGGTGGTGGTTTACTTGTAAACCAGGCGACTTCTTTGACAGCTGGTGTTGCAAGAGCAGACTTCGCAGACAGATCTTTTACAGGTGTGACTTTGACTGCTAGAGGAGCTTTAATCTATAACACTTCTGCAACTGCAACTAATGCAGCTGTATGTGCTTTAGATTTTGGAGCAGATAAAACAGCGACAGCAGGTGTTTTCACAATTCAGTTTCCAGCAGCTACATCAACAGCCGCGATCCTAAGAATATCTGGATAATAGGAAGGTAACTTCCTATGGCGGTCAAGACATTTACAGTTACTGTTGTTAACACTGGTGGCGGAAATAAATATTTTATTGATGGTGTGCAACAAGCAACTGTTGCTCTTGCCCGAGGTGCGACCTATAAGTTCGATCAATCTGATTCATCCAACTCTACACACCCATTAGTTTTTTCTAGTGATTCAGGAAACTCAACTCCATACACAACAGGAGTAACTACAAATGGTACTCCTGGATCATCAGGAGCTTATACAGAAATAGCTGTAGCTACCTCTGCTCCATCAAATTTATATTATTATTGCAGCAATCACGCAGGAATGGGTGGTGCAGCTAATATTACATCAGATTCTTATGGTGCTCTTACTTGGAACACTAATGCTTTTGGAAGTTCTGTTAACACTGTATCTATTACAGGTATCGCAATGGCAGGAGCTTTGGGAACTCCAACAGAAACTATAGGAGATGCAAATATTGATGTAACAGGAATAGCCATGACTACCACTCAAGGTAGTGTGAGTGCTACAGGTTTAGCTTTAGTTACTCCAACAGGTATATCATTAACTTCAAGTGAAGGAACAGTAGATGTTGGCCCTGACGCATCAGTCACTGGAGTTCAAGCATCTATGGCACTTGGCACACTTGATGCTTTTCATTTAGAAGGTTGGGGAAGACAACAATGGAATAGTTTTGCATGGGGTATTTCTGGAACATTATTAGTAACAGGAAATCAAGCAACTACAAATACAGGTAGTGTAGATATTCAAGCAGGTGCAAGTGCTGGCCCTGCTACAAACAATGGTCAAACAATAACTGGAGCATTAGGTACTCCTGTCATTGATATTCAATCAAAAGTATTTCCAGTTGGAGTAGAAATGTCTAGTACATTAGGAACAGCAGACGCTGGTCCTGATGCGATGGCTACAGGTAATCAAGCAACAGCAAGTTTAGGTACCATTGATGCATTCAACGCGCAAGGTTGGGGTAGACAGCAATGGAATGTAAATGCATGGGGTGTTGAAGGTCAATTTGCAAATATCGATGTAACAGGTGTTGCAATGTCTTCTAACTTAGGAAGTGTTTCAGAAACTATTAGTGGTAATGCAAATGTAACTGCCAATACTTTAAACGTAGCTCAAGTAACAATAGCAAATGTGGATCCTGCACCTGATGCTATGATTACAGGTAATTTCATGATTGGTTCTTTAGGCCAATTAGGAATGCAAGGAGATGTTCCACAAGATGTAACTGGTATAGCAATGAGTGCAAATTTAGGTACTCTTGCTGTTGATTTAAATACTCCTGTAGATGTAACTGGTATAGCAATGAGTGCATCTTTAGGAAATGAAAATATTGTTATTCATGTAGATGTACCACTAACAGGAAATACCTTGACTATGGGCCAAGGTTCTGGTAGTGCTTTAATCTGGAACGAAGTAAACACAGGTACAGCGCCTATAAATCCTCCAGGATGGACAGAAGTAGCTGCATAATGAGTTTGACACAAACTCAATTTTTTAGTAAAGTAAACGCAAATAAGGAATTTAAATTATGGCAAACTCAACATCAGCTAGTTTAAAATTAACAGTTCAAGCAACTGGAGAAAACTCAGGAACTTGGGGACAAATTACAAATACTAACTTACTAATTCTTGAACAAGCAATTGGTGGTTATGACGCATTTAACGTAACTAACGCATCTAGAGCTTTAACTTTTACAAATGGTGCTTTATCAAATGGTAAGAATGAAGTTATTAAATTAACTGGAACTCTCGAAGGTAATTTAAATGTTACTATTCCAGATTCAGTTGAAAAAACATATGTAGTTGAAGATGGATGTAATCATGCAGGTTACACTTTAACTTTCAAAACTACATCTGGAACAGGTGTTCTTTTATGTGAAGGTCACACTTACACATTATATTCTGATGGAACTAATGTTGTAAAAGCGGGTGAGCTAAAAAAATGGAGAGCAATTACTGCAGCAGAAACAGTTCAAGCTGGTGCTCAACTTTTAGTAAACACAAGTGGTGGAGCAGTAACAGCAACACTTCCAGCGTCACCCTCAGCTGGTGATGAAGTTTCTTTTATTGATCAAGGTTATGATTTCAATACTAACGCATTAACTGTTGGAAGAAATTCTTCTAACATAGCTAATTCAGCAGCCGATCTTGTGGTCAACACACAAGGTGCTGGTTTCACATTAGTTTATTCAGGAGACGCTACTACCGGTTGGACATATAAGGAGAAATAATCCATGGCTAACTATGAAGCAACAAGGTACGATTTTGACGGTGCTAATCTTACTGATATTCAAGGTTTAAACACTGGTTTAATTATACCCTGGACTACTGCGTCAGTACCATCTGGATTTCTAGAATGTAATGGTCAAACAGTTTCAAGATCAACTT